CTGGAACAATTCCTCTTTCCACTTGAGCATGACATTTACAAGTGCATGGTCCCTCTTGTTCTTGGTAGAGATACTAATGCACATAGCAGAATCATCACTACCTTGGATATTCGAACTCACATTCTGGATACCAGCTAAGCTCAAGTGTTGATGGATGAGTTCATTCATGGCCTCATGTGGCACACTATGAAAGTTTGTGCTTACTCTATGTGTGATCCCCTGCCACATCCCATCTGGGCTAGATATTAGAATGGTCCTCTCTCCTATGAACGGGTCTGTGCCTCTCCAGAAGGCATCTCTCAGCTTCCTGAATGTCTTGTTGTCAGTAACAAGATCTTTACTACTGTTCAGAATAGCAACAAGATCTTCAGGGATAGCTATTCTCTTGAGAGTCCAAAGAGCAAAATATCTACGATAGAGTTCTTCAAGACCAGAACCCCTAGTTATCCTAGCAAGCATGAAGTAAAACTTAGATACATGATGCCTTTGACACCACTTTGTAGCATCTGCAGATTTGCACACAGTAACATGTTCACCTAGCAGTGCAGTGGCTGATTTTTCATGATTGGACATGAACCTGTCTTTAGCTTTAGGGTTACATATGCTATCAGACTCTGTGGTAGTTCCAATAACCTGAGCAGACTGCTCCACTGCATAGTGTACAATTCTGGCTCTAATCTCAATAACATGAATCTCTCGGTCCCCTCCATGTTGGTCTTTGGGAAAGAGATCACAGTACAACCAGCCTCTCTCAATAAGTTCTTCTAATGACATGAGCATGACCTTATGATATGTAGGCTCCCTATCTCCTGTCATTTTCATGTAGTGTTGAATCAGTCTACCTAATGCTGTGATGACTCTGGGCCTCTTACCCTGCAATTCTGGGTTGTCTTCTTTGAGTTCCTTAACTCTCTTGCGTCCTGTGCTCTCCGAATCTCTAATATTCAGCCACTCATTCTCATGATACTTGGCGCTAGCCTTCAGAGTAGCTATGTCCAGGAAATCTAGTCGGGCTAAGACCTGATGCAGTCTGTCACCTAGCACCTGCTGGAACTGCTGTCCAAATTCTGTTTTTTTCTTTTCTAACCACAAATCAATCAAAGATCTGAGAAGAGCAGGATCCCATGCATGTCTTAGTGGTTCACTCCTGAGAGCCCAGATGAGTTCATTTTTTTTCATGATGTTCTCCATGAACCAAAAGTGTTCCTTGCATATTTTAGCTACTATCTTGAAACTCCTGTCACCAGCTCTACCCTTGGTTTTAGATATGACATAACCAAAATAGAAACTGTCTACTAGTTGCTCAAAGCTAAGAGGTCCATCAAAGAACAGTGATCTCAATTTAAAGAATCTGTGCTCCTCAGTTGTATCAGTATCAGGGAACCAAGGGTCAGTTTCTTCTGCTTCTTTTGGTCGCCTGACTCTCACCACTTTTCTATAAGGCTTATTAGTTCTATAGTATTTCATGAGATTTACCATCTTGACTAGAAGATAGGAGGATAGCCTACTCCTCAAGACTTCCGGTAGTCTTTCAACAAATCTGAAAGGGTCAGAGTCAAATTGCTGCATCACCCTCATGTACATATATCTGCTAGATGTAACTAATTCCTCAGCATCAGCCTTGTTATTGTAGTACAATAACTGTATGGTTCGGAAGCACTGATTATACTGAGTGTCCAAGACTATATTGTCCTTAGTGACATCTATTTTGAAGAATTTTAACAAGTACAAAGCAATGCCTTTTAAATATGGGCCAGCTTTGCAGTAGTGCTCCAATGCAACCTCAGTGAAGGACATCCAATCTGTTACATAGTAATTCTCAGTCTCAAACACTGTAGGACCCAATCTCCCTGTGTCTAATGTCTTGGTGCAAGACTTCAAATGAGCACAGAACATGAAAATGTGTGTCCCTGTACATTTCACAACCATTGTAATGTCATAGTTCGGCAGCTTCATGACTGACCACTTATTAGATTTATGAGGGACTTTGTAGACATAAGAGAGCTCTGTAAACATTTCTGTAAGCATTGCAGAGTGTTGTATGTCCTTCATCTGACTAGTCCATTTCCACAGCTCAAGGCTATCAGAGGTTTCTGAGAGTCTACCCTTAACAGCACAAGTCAGCCTGCAGGAAGGAGATTCCATGAGCCTAATGCCCTCAGCAGCATCAAATTCTATAGTCTGATCTATGAACTCACTTATGTCTCTTGTATTGGAGAGAGGACTGAAGGAAATCTTATCATGCTCCTCCTTCTTCACAACCTCTTCTAAACCTCTCCTCAGCTTTGCTCCAACTCCTGACAGAGCCAGCCTAGACCATTCCTCTTCATTTAGGTCAATACTTACCTCACCCAACTTTCTCATGTTGTGCTGAGTAGTCAATGGAACTCCATTAACAGCTTCTGAATATGAGGTGGTGTACTTGGTCTGTATGTCATGAGTCCTCTCAGAGCAGTTCCAACGATCAATAGATTGTGATAGTATTTTCATCATCTCTTCTGGCAGGTTGACATTCATTCCTGTTTCAGGGATCTCGCTAGAGTTTCTACTAAGTTGGGCTACTCTTTTTGTTAGGAGGAAAGGAATGTTTGCCACCCTCTTATTGTCCTCCTTCACTCCCCTGTTTATCATTCCCTCCATGTACTTTTCACAAGTGTCTTCTGGTAATGATTTCTGAATAGCACCAGATTTCTCCAATGTCCTCTCCATCAAGTACCTAACATGTTCTGTCTCAGAAGGAGTGTTGTCTCTTATTGCTTCTAACTGCATTTCCTTGGTGAAAGTATCAGAGTAATTAACAGGCATCTTGGCAATCTTACTAAGAAGTAGTAAGCTCATCTTCTTGTTGTCCTCAGCCTCTGTTCCCCCAACTGAGCCTTGCCCAGTAATCTCTCTGATCAGCTCTGCAAGGTTGAGTCCAATTCTACACCTTAGACACAACTGATCGACCATTTCCTGTGAGAGGATGCAGTTGGAATACACTCTGTCTATGGACACTACAAGAATGAAGTAAGGAATACTTGCTTTGGATAGGATATCCCCATAGGCAATCCTCTTGGCCAAACAGGCAGATTCCATGTTCCTTTCTGTTGGTGTCTGCACAGTAGCAAGTTCAAGTACCTTAGGGGGTGAGGTAATGATACAGTCTGGTGTTAAGGCCACATCAAGCCCTAGTACAGATAAGCTAACATCTGTAGAACCTCTTAACTCACTTGCAACATAATCATGCCTCACATGAGACAGTTTCTGATTCCATTCCCTATCAGGTAACCCTCTCCTCTTAATGTGAATCCTTCTGGATCCTACTGTAATGATTGGTTCTTCCCCATCAGAGCTAGGGAATCCTCTGGTCTCAGGCACTTCTAGCCTCCCTGAGAAATAAACATGTGGAGATTCAATGTCTCCAGGAGGTCCCTGTGTTTGCAGGATGTCTTCCAATGTCCAGTTCCTTAGTTTGTTCATTCTGATATTGTTACC